AGTAGAAGTACCAACAACATCTTGGAATGCAGTATCCGCTCTATATGTATCGGGATTGTAAACGTCAGGGAAAATGAACGGATTGACTATTTGAATTCGAGCGTTTCTGTCGTCGCTTGTTATTGATACTATCGCAGTTGAGTCGTTGGGATCTACAAGAGTGAATTGGCTCGCTTTTGGTCCAATCGCACTTCTAACCTGATAGAGTTTTCCGTTAAGTAGACCGCCGTTGTCTGCGCCAAAATAACGAACCCTCTGACCAAACGTAACATGCCCTTCTGAGATAGTAATCGTATTAGTGTCCGCGCTCAACGCAGCTTTAATACGCTTCTGTTCTTTCAGGAGCGCTGGGTCGTACACAGCCGCATGAACCATTATCAAGCCGTCGCGAAGCGCAACCAAGTTTCCTGCAACTCCACGATTACCAATTTCTGCGATATTTGTCGATTCAATATCAAAGTTATTAATAATCAAATTCGATAGTGTAGTAAATTTAGAGGTAACTGAAGCTGAATAGCCGTCACTCGTCAAGTCGGCGTTTATTAATGTTTGTAAAGATTCATGTCGAGTCTTTTCGGAAATCGCTTGACTGTCAATAGCTAGACCCGATCCTTGATAATACATAGACGCGTTATATGCTGTGGCAAAATTACCGCCGCCAGAGATGTCGTCTTTGTATCCATCAATAACGTAGACTACGTCGCGAATACACTTGTCTTTGACTTCTGCTAATGTATAGCTTATACCATTTTTAGAGTATACGATTGCCGCAGGATCTGTTACAGTTTCGCCGTCAGTGCCATCTCCACCAGCTCCATAAACGTAAGTTCCAGACTCTGTTACTGTATATGCCCAAAAATACTTTCTCGCATCAAATAGTGTATCGAGTTGTGCCTTGCTTCCATACGAAGTTGGAGCGATAGGATTAGTTTGTGGTGCTGCTTGTCTAAAGAAAGTGATGGGAATTTCAGTCAGCGTTTGCAGCTTATCGTAGAATACTGCATCGACGCCTTCGCCCGTAAACAACTCAAGCAATTTGGTCTTAACGTTGAAGTGCGTTTCAATTTCTTCTTCTTTGTTATCAAGTATAGCCGAAGAGTAGTTTCTCGTATTAAGAGCGGTATGCGCATCTCCACCAGCTTCAAAATCTTGAAGGTACATATCGATCCAAAAATCAACATCGCGCAAACACTTATTATCATTGGCAGTAAGATTAGTTATTGGCGACACAGAAGAAGCGATCGCTTGCTTATTTTGAGTTATAGCTGTTTGTGCTGTAGTCAAAGAAGCGTTTGCCCAAGAAGTGTCTGGGTATACTTTTGGTGGTAGGTGATCGATATTAACATTTTGAATTACGCCGATTATGAAGTCAATTAACTCACCAGCTTTTGTTCTTTCTGGTTGAGCTACTCCAGCTGTTGCTAGATCGGCGTCTAATAAAGTCTTCAGTTGTCCATAAGCAGCTACGGTTTGAGCGATGTAGTCGGCAGTCTTATCGCTTTGCGAAAATCCGTTGTACATAAAGAATCGTGCTGCTTGCCAAGACGCGCTGTTACCGCCGTATAAAATATCATACGCAACAGCATTCAGCGTAAATAGAACGTCTCTAGTACATTTATTCGCATTATGGGTTTGAAGGGTTGCAAGCTCGCTAACGAATTGGTTGACGTCAACCGCAAGATTTTCTCTTTCAGTTACTATCGTGCTATTTGCAGTTACTCTTGAGCCAGTTAATCCTGTAGGCACCGCGAATGTTACGCTATTCAGTGCCGCTATTCTTCCTGTTTGGTTTGCATCTGAGACTGCTTCTACTCGTGTAGCTGAGTCAATAGCAATACTTCTGAGTCTTGTAAAAAAGTTATTTACTGCGGTATCGGCTGTATTATCTACACCAGAAAGTGCAACAATTGCATTTTCGGTATTAGTGATTGCGGTAGCAACTTCTGTGGCTAGAGGATATCCTGCAGAGTTTGCTTCAGCTAATCCTTGGAATGTTGCGTTATAGTTTGTGCCTAGCGTGATATCATAGCCAACAGCATCCATGATGTATTTCACATCTCGCTGACACTTTGCGCTTAGATTAGTCGAGAGCGCTTCTAGAGCAACGTCCAAGCGATTTTCAATGATTCTATTTCGCTGCTTGATATATGTCGAACTTGAAAATGCGCCTGCTCCAGCGACAGGAGGAGTGCCTACGGTACGATAATCGTCAACTTGAGCAGTTACAACTTCTCCCGAAGCGCTAGACGTAGTAGGCTTCCTTAACGCTTGCCCAGTCAGACCAAATGTTGAATTTGGAGTCTTTAGAAGCGACTGTGTTCTACGTATGACAGCAAAGTTATCGCCTCTTCCGCTTTGTCGCGTTTCCCAATAGTATCCGTCGAAATTATCGTAAATACCATATTTACGAATGATCGGGTTCTTGGCAAAATCTTTGGTTGAGATTGTACTTTTGATACCGAATGTAGCCGCAGATACACGACCAGGCTGATAACGGAAGAATCGCTTTGACGTAAGAATGGCTACTCGATCTCTAGGCGCTTCAACAAGCGCGCCCGCTTCAGCAGGAATATGTCGCGTACCATAACCACTAGTCCAAGTAGAAGGAGAAGACGACCACTCAGTCGGGTTAACATCATATGTATTAACGTCAGCGAAAATACCTAGCGCAACTTCTGCTCTAGGAATACCCAGTAGAGAAAGTGCTACTTCTGACTGAATTTTGTTTTGTTCTTCAACAGGAATAGCGGTTTGGTCTGACGCAACAACAACTGGAATTGAGCGAGAAGAAGGCTGAATACCAGGAGATACGGGAGTAGTACGACCTACGTTAACAACCGAGCTGTTGTTATTAATGTTTGTAATGCTAGTCATGTTATTGTAGTATCCTTCCTTGAGCTAATGTAAATTTATTAACTATATTTATTGAACCATCATCCGCGCCTAAGTTATCTATAGTACCAAAATCCGCCTCAACGGTAACTGCTGTTGATCCTGATACAGAAGACAGACTCACTATCGTTCCAATAGTAAGGGTTGAAGAAAAAGAGGTTCTGTTCATAGTAATGTTTGCTCCGACACTTAAATATTTCGGTTCAGGAACAATGAATTGTACATTTCCATTCGCTAAAATCGACACCGTTGTTCCTGAAAAGTTACCAGCAAGAACATACTCCTCTAAAGAAGCTCTATAAACTAAACCGACGTGATCGCTATCGAGAGCAATCATCGCATCATAGTTATAATTGTTTATCAAATCGTTTACACCGCTTTCTAAGATCCTGAACTGGAAAGATCCTTCACTAGGAAGTACATTAGCATCTGATATATCCTGAATCGGTATGCCCGTAATTTCTTCATACAGGGTTTCCTGCCCAGAAACACTAGACTTTCTCAATTTAAATATTTCATATTGTATATTGTTTCTAGCATTTTGAGTAAGGTCAAAATCTATTCCATTTTCTTGATACTTATAGACATCACTAACGAATTCGCTATTTAATTCGATGCTAATATTAACAGAGTCATAAACAGAGTTGTAAATATCAGGATTTGGCAAAAATTCGTTGTTAGGACCAGTCAGAATGTTCTGAGAAGAAACAAAGAACTTTGAACCGTAAATGAACAGACCGCTTCCGCAATTTGTCACAATATTACTGGTAACCATACCTTTGTCCGTTAGCGAAACGTCAACATAGTCGGTAAAGTTTTCAAATATAGATGTTGTAAGAAGGACTTGTTGACCACCGCCAGCAATCAAAGGAGAGAAAAGATTGGCTGGTCTATCACTCATTCCGCTGTTTCTAACTTCGCTTGTGTTAATCTTAAATTCAGAAGGCTTATCGATGTAAATACCACCGCCTATAACGTTATTAACTCTTACCTTATCTATAATAATATTGTTTGCGGTTTCGCCAAAGTCGATTGTGTAGTTTCTGTTAGCTTCAACCGTGTCGTCAAAGAGAATTTGATTTGGCATATTTCCATCTAAGTCAAATCCACTGAGTGTAATACCATTGGCATTCGCTGTAGATTGTGCTCTAATCATTTTAGCGTCAACCGTTGTACCACCTGTCCACGGAAGGCGAACTATCTTGCTGATCGAAGGAGTACCCTCAATGCCAAATCCGCTCGGTATAGTGAGTCTTTCTGAGACATACGTTTTTGCGTTTAGTCTAACCGATTTCAAACCAGAAGCTGAATTGGTATCTATCGCACTCTGAATCTTGATCGTGTCGTTATGACATATCTGACAAGCGCTGGTTTGTCCATCTACGTTGACGTAAAGAAAGTCTTCAAGAGTAATCGTAAATGTTCCGTTCCCGTTATTCCTAACTCCATTTTCTGATATAACAGTATCTGCCCACCCTCGTCTTGGAGTCGATGCGGGATTGAACGGGAAGTGTATTAATGAATCTTCTAAGAATGCATTATCGGCTTCATTTTTGCCAGACCATTGCGTGTAATCAAATGCATAATAGTCTACCCAAGCTCCTGCAGCTATTTCTTTAGGTCCAAGTACAGCAACCAATTTGAAATTTTGGTCAGTCGATTGCTTCCTATAGACGATAACACTTTTATTTTCAGGTATGCCATTGAACGTCATGGTAATAAAGTTTGATGAACTAAATGACTGAATAGCGTCAGTAGCAGGCGGTGCGGGAGCAATGCCAATCGAGCCTGCTGTCAAAGGCTCTGTTATCTTACCTGTAACATAATCATATATACAGGTCTGATATTCAAGCGTTACTGTGTCTGCGCCAGTGCCGAATCCTACTTTGCTAAGAGTCGCGCTATAATCAGTGAACTCTGCTATTTCATCCAAATCTTGATCTGTGCTACCGCCGTATATTCTAAGAACGTCGCCAGCTCTAAAGTTATTTAAAAGAGAAATGTCGCTAACTAATATTTGATTAGATTGTGCTGATACTACGTTTAAAAACGTACCGTCAACGCCAATCACACTGTCTATTACGTTTCCTTCATCAAAAGAAAGGCTTCTCTCGCTCAAGAATCGAGAAAAGTTTTCGTTAAGATATTCTTCTACTCTAGCATCCGTGTAATATCTATTGCTATTTGTGTTAAATCCTTCGGGAATATTATCTGTAGTGATTCTAAGTCTAGCATTACCAAGACCTATCCCTTCGTCTGCCCAAACAACACTATTTGTAGAAGAGTCGTATCTAAGATATCCATTGACGTTTGTTAAGTCTACTAAGTCGACAGGTAGCGTAGGCTTGTTATTTAAGTTGTTATAATTTAAGTAGTACGAACCTTCTTCATAAGCAGAGCCTGTCCACAAGCGCGTAGCATATAAGTTATTGGGTAAAGAAGAGTTTAGATTCGTGATTAAAGAGGCTAAGTTTGTTGCGTTATTAGAAAGCCCATCTTCAATAATCTTATTCTTTAAGTCACCAAAAGTATACTTATTTGAAGTTCCTGTGTCTATATCTGATATAGCAAATACGTCATTATCAGCTATACTATCTTTTAGTAATCGAGGTAACCCTGTAAACTTAATTTCTGCCATTTTTAGTAGACCTTAATTCTTTAAAGTTTCTATTTCTTGTCGAAGTTCTTTGATTGCTTCAATAATCAAGCCCATCATGTTACCGTATCGAACTGCTTTCGTATCATTGCCTTGGTTATCAATGGTGTCATAAACTACTTCTGGTAAAACTTCTTCAACTTCTTGAGCAATCACACCAGACACTCTTGTGTCATCACCTATGTAGTTAAATGTATATCCACTAATCTGCTCTATTTTATCAAGTGCGTTTTCTATTTTTTTAATATTCTCTTTTCGTGATATATCTGAGAAGCTACCAAAGGCGGTGATATCTCCCGTTGCTACGATAGTTCCGTTAGTGCCAACCCGAACTCCGTTTGTAGTGTTTCCTACAGTCAAGTTACCTGTCATGCTATCGCCCGCAACACTAACTTTTGCGTCAAGCGCATCAGTAAGCCCATCAACATTACCTATGACATGATTATGCTCATCGTCGACAACAGTCATTTCAACTTCAATTTCGTTGTTAGTGCCTAAATCTCCATTAATGGTAGCTGATCCAGTAACGTCTCCGGTAAAGTTTAGTGTTTTAGCGTTAATCCACTTATCAACTTGACCTCCATTTAACGTAATTGGAATGCTGACTGACCCGTCGTCTATCGCCGATTCGTCGCCGCTCAATGGTATATTTTGAGTTACTATGTCTCCGCTAAATGATAACGTTACTGGAGTTTGAAACCTAGTAGCAGTGAGTGCATTGCCTTCAGTGTCCTTAACGCCAATATTATTTTGCAATAGGTCATTCGACAGCTTTAAGTTTTTCCCATTTGCAATAGCAGTCTGATCTTCACCGAGTAAATCGATGTATAAAGAAACGTCGAGATCGCTAATAAATCCTGGAGCTGTAATAGAAAATCTTTGATTATATTGAGTACCGACTTCTTCTCCACCAAAAATATCTTCAGGACCAACTGTCCATGTTATAGGAGCTTCTCCGCCTCTTTGTATAAAATCCAATCTTCTTGGTATGCCAGGAATACCTTCGTTTATGCTTCTAGCTATAACTGCTCTTCCTTCGACATAAATTGACGTTTCATCGAAGAAGATTTCTTTTTCTAAAGTATTAACGTGCTTTATTCGATCGACATTTAATATACTAGGGCTATCTTCTATGGGTAATATTGACAAATCTCCAGTTAAACTGACGTTGCCTATATTAGGTTCATCTAGTGTTACTGTGGTCGCAAAAGCCTCCGCCAATTCGTTAGTCTTGTCTAACCAGACCTGAAATGTATCTGTTACAGCAACATCACTTATATTCTTAGACATTTTGGCGATCCTCTACTAATCTTCGGAGATTTTGTATTTCTTTTTCCATAGATTCTATTTTTTTCTCCAGAGTTTTCATCTTTTCTGCCTGCGCTTTTTTAGCTTTAGCTGCTAAAAGAGCATTTTTGTCGTGACTTACGAGACCTACATTCTTTCTTTTTAGGGCGGAGTCATTCATAGTAATGATATCGCTCTATAGTCGTTAATATGAGGGAATAAACTAGCCGTTCTATTAACTTCTTCTTGTCCCACTATTGTCTCTGTTGAATCTAACTCGTCGTTAGTCATATGCCGCATAACGATCATAACCTGGAACGTGCTATATTCATCTCCTTCGGGCAGATTGTATTCAAACTCTCTATAATCTCTAGTATTTGATACATTCGAGTATAAATTAGGATATTGGTTAGTTAGTTCTATCCAATCAGTTTGTACATCGATGTTAGTAGGATAAACTAATCTAGCATAAACATCTATCATTGTGCCGATAGGTCGATATGCGCTAAGTAAAACTTTCAATCCTGTAGCTTCAAAGCCCTCTTCTAAAACGACTTCCTTTGATACGTATTTAGAAGTTCTATTTGAATCGTCTGAGATGTTATACTCATAGACATTCAACATTGACAATTCAGCGTCAAGTAAAGGAGTCGTTGCCCCTACTCCATTATTAGATAGGGATGTTCTAAGTATAAAATCTACTTCCAAATTTTCGTCTACGATAGTATTCGAAAGACTATTAATTGTTCTAGGTTTGTTTAGCAGATACGCGTTACCTTTCTGATCTATTTCGCGATCGAGGTCAACCGTTTCGTATCCACTGTATAGCTCTAGTTTGCTCGATGTCTTGATAGTGTTATCTACAAGCATTTGAGGCTGCAAATACGAAACTTGTTTATTCACAATGCCACTAATTACTGCGCTTGCGCCAGATACAGAACCTGTGATAGTATCGTTAGCCTGGAATACTTCATTACCTGTCACAGTAGCTGAACTACCATATAGATGCAGATATGTTGGATTAAAACGATTAAACAGCGATACTCTACCGGCAACAGCAGCTGTTATTGTAACAGGCGCATCATCATATGGCCACGGAGTATCTAGATTATATCTAGTGTCCGTTGTTCCGTCTGGAGTAGTCGTTGACGTGATTCTACTCAACACTTTATTTGTAATTGTTTCCAACAACACATACTGGTTATCAGATATATCAAACGTATCAACTCCACTTGTCAGGATAAAGAAGTTATCTCCCTTTGACATGTTTTTCTGTATTACGGTGTTGTCTCCAGAAATTTTCTTGTAAACAAGTTCGTCGTTTCTGAAGGTGTTTACGACAGAACCGATTTCGAAAAACTCTGGATTATTGGGAACAAAGTTTACATGAGATTCTGTTGTAGAGAAGTTATAGCGATTGATCTTAAACTTAATGTCTTCATCTTGATAAGATTTCCATGCACTATCGTTAGTTGACGTGAACATTACACCATCGCCCCAATCGTTAGTGATCGCAACACCTTCGTTAACATCAACTCCACCAACCTTAGCTGTCCAAATCAAATAATCAGGAGAGTTTGCGTCTGGTATCACAACAAAGCAATATTCTTTTTCTAGATTAAGTTTTACTGGATTGTCAAATATGAATCTTGTTCCGGTTGTTCCTCTAATAGAGTCTTCATTCACCTCACTTGACGTCAAGTGCTTTCTACCAAAAGGCACTACTGTTCGAGAAGGATATCCGTTAATCACTTCTCTTATCTCTAGCGTTACGCCTGTCGTTTGCGATTTCTTACCAAAATAGACTTCGATATCGCTTATATACGCAGAGTTTGATCCTGGAACTTGAGAAGATCGCAAAATAAACGTTTGTGCAATAGGATCAATTCTAAATCTTCTGAAGAACTGAGGTATAAACGGTAGAGTCGGCAGAGTAGGTTCTGGCGCTGGCGCTGGTTCAGGCTCAGGCTCAGGAACTACTGTAACAGGCTCAGGCGCAACTACAGGAGGAACAGGAACAGGCTCAGGCTCAGGCGCTGCTCTCTGAATAACTCTTTCAGTAATTACATCCTCAACATCAAAGTCTACGCTACGCGTCGTGGCGCTTAGCTCAGTTCTGCCAATGTCAAAGTTATACGCTCTATACGCGACTTTCGCATAAGAAGTTCTTGCAGAGTTTATGCTAGTATAGTCGGAGACGTCAGCAATCTCTAGTGTATTGACACCAGTGAAGAAAGTGGCTTCCGGTATTTCAAATACAGCAAGAACTGTGCCCAGTTCATCTGCTACAACTGGTTCTCCAGCGTTTCCATTTTTGCGAACATTTCTAGCAGCAAATGTAGCACCTTCAATCAAAACGCCAGGATAGACGAATCGGTCTACAGATCGTTGTTCAAAGAAGAAGTAATGTTGCGCACCAGGTCGCAATCCCGTAACAAAAATACTAACTTCTCGACTTCGAACGTAGGGAGTAAGCGCTACGTCAGAGACAAAGTTACCTACGCTCTGAGTATTAACTGTGGTAGACGTTGTTAGCGTCGATACTCTATTTCGAATAGTTTCGATTGATATTCTATTACTTCTAATTCCTTCAAACTCAGTCTCTCTAGATATTTCTTCCTCTCTTGTTAAAGGAATAAATGTCTGTATGTTATCTACGAGATCTAGTAGGGATTGTGAAAGGTCAACTTCAACATTAACAGCTGGATTTGTAATGTTGTCATACCCCACATCAAACGCTGGAAATATGTCAGCCCTACCCGCATAGTTGTAATAGTTAGTAACGCAATTTCTTTGTTGTGTAGCAAACTCTTGCTGTAAAACAGTCGAGTTTGTTCCCGTGTTTCCTATCGTAATGATATCTTCATATTGAGTAAAGTTCAGACCTCCGTTTTCAGTCGAAACTTTCATGTCAATGGGAAATTGGAATACAGAAGGAGTTATGACAGTTCTAGTTTTATCGACAGATGCATTGAACTCCGGATCTAAAACACTAGCGATCGTGAGATCTCGGCAAGCATCAACGAGAATACCAGTTTTAAAGCGATTGCTACCAGTACCATCATCAACAAAGAAGTCTTTCGCTTGTGTTTCGAGTAAGCTAAGAGAAACAGCCTCATTTAATCTATCTATTCTCTTTTCAATGTTGCCAATATCCTTCATCGTATAGTTTTTATTTGAAAGATCGGTGATCTTAACTGGATTCGTTCCAGATGTTGACAAAAGATTGCCAGGAACATATACTTTGGATAAAGCATACAGTCGCTTCAGTTCTGGAACAGAGGGATTATCTGAAGCACTTCCTTTAAATAACTGAAAATCACCAAACTCATCGACAACAACATTATCGATTCTTGCTAGATAATAGCTTTGATCGCAGATTATTTGACTGTTCGGAACGATAGATATAGAATTAGATATTCTTATATCGGCAGACATGTTTACCCTAGGTGGGTTTGACGCTCCTAAAGACGGGCTTATAGCGCTTCCTATAGGAAGAGTAGCATATGGTCTAAAGTCAAAGCAATTTCTGAGATCATAGATGATATTGTCTCTTGCTTCATATCTAGGAATTAAATTTTTGCGAGTGACATTCGCATAACTATCAATCGTTAAATATCCGTTAGCGCCTGTTGTTGTTCTCTTGAAGTAAACGAATTTAACTCTTAATGAAGTACGAACTCCGTCTATAGTTTCTCCGCCTTTTACTTTCAGATATGAAAGATCGTAATATGAATCTTTTTGATTGTTAACTAACTTAAACTTAGCTGTTAAGTCTTCTCCGTTAGTGATATCTACAACTTCAAGTAGTTTCACGACATTTGGAACGCCTAATTCGACTACATTAGACTCTAAAGACGATACCACATATCCTTCTGCGTCGATTACGCTATCTGAATTTAATCCGGATCGCTGTATGTTGTAGTATATCCAACCATCAACTCCCAGATTTTCGTTAAATGTAATCTCAATATTGCCAGCTTCTCCAATCGTGACGGAAGTCGGTATTTTTATCTGACTTGCAGAGTTTACACCTATAATATTATTGGATAATGGGAAAGATCCTGTTGTAGTATCAGCTTCAATCGTTATTGGATTACCGACCGCTCCTCCTGACGCATTCTCTCTAACTCTAGTGACGAATTTAGTATTAGTGATAGAACTAAGAGTGGATTTTCCTGTGCTGTAAATTCTCACTGCTTCATTAGGGAATACGAGAGAGGGGCTAGTAATAGGAGTGTTAAATATTCTAGCAACCGCGTCAGCTTCTTTACCTTCGACTTTACGAATAGCGTAAGCGTATATTTTACCAGCATTAAAAGAAGAGATAGAGCAGTATCCAATCACTTCACTGGATGCATTATACATGGCATAGCGAGTACCGTCAGTCAAGAAGTCGTCGAGTGTGCTACCATCTGTCGCTGAAAAAGAGAAATGTGCTTCGTGAGTTACTCCAACGACTTGATCTTGTTTCAGTTGAACCGCAGTTTCTGGATCTATGGCCAGTCGTTTTGCTGATATGTTGCGGACTTCTCTTCCAAAGACGTATGCTTTACCAGGATCAACAATAACATTAACCCCGCTACCTGTATCTTCAAGTCTAGTACCAAGACCTTCAACAACATAGTTTCCAGACTCTTCGTAAGTCCTTCTCGCCATTTCCGTTCCGATGACGTTAAATTCAGTCAAATCTCTAAGTCTGAATATCTCACCGTCTACGAATCTAATCAGCGTGAAAAAGTCTTCCGGTTCGCTTCCAGTTTCAAACGCAGCCAATCGAGGCACTAATTGAAGTCTGTCTGCGCCAGGAGCGTTTTCATTATTGAATCCCGAAGCGTTATCGAGAAGGCTGGAATCTTCGTCAGAGTTCCTTAAAAACTCGTCTATAATAAATCCTACTGATATATCACTAGGAGCATTCGTATACTTAGAAACGACAATAAACTGGTTCTCTACAAAAATGAAATGTCCTTTTTGATAAATGACACCTTCTTCACACGATATACCAAATGAATTTCCTGTGATTTGATCATCTACGTTTGCTACAACAGGGTTAACTGAAAGCGTCTCTACTTCAGTTCTGATTACTACGCCTTCTTCAATTATGTCCGTGATCTTTTCAATTCGCAAGATTTCGTTTGCGGTGAAGAATTTTTGACCATCAGTACCAGTGTTCAGATAGTTAATATAAAACGTTTTTAAATCTGGGTTTTGAGTCTCAAATCCAGGAGTAGCAGATAGAATTTCTGCTCGCAGTCCTGAGCTAGTTCCTATAAGGTCATAGCGAATGTTGTCTTCGTCTGCTTTAGGCACATAAAGCGTCGGATCAGTAAACGTTGAGCTATCTTTTAGCTTTACGTAATTAATATCACTACGAGAAGTCAAGTTGACACCATTAATGATGGTGCCTTCTTTGTAGACGTTTGAACCAAATCGCTCAATCTGATTCTGTAGAATCGTTTGTAATTGAGTTAACTCTCTCGCTTGAACCGCTCTTGCTGGGCGAAAGAGTATGCGATTAAACTGTTTGGTTTCGTCGTAATCGTCGTAGTATGGATCGACGCTTAAATCTGTATTGATACTCATTTATTTTAATGCCCTTAAAAGTCGAAAACAAATTTGATTTTTTCTTGCCTGTCTACTTGCCGCTCAATAGGCTCGAAATCGACAAAGTGCAATATATCTCCGGAATATGATTTATAATTTCCATATATTACACTGTTCGTACTCTTATTTATTTGTGCGGTTTCGAACGACAAACTCTCAGNATCTCTTATTCTTATGGTATAATCTAGTTCGTTAGCTCCATCTCTGTACTCATGGAATCTTGCAATAAAATCACCATCATAGTCTACCAAGTAAATCTTGGTATTGCCTTCTACTAAAAGCTCTACTTCATGAACTACAGCAGAAATAGTTTCGATAATAGACGTACCTCGATAAACATCTTTCTCTATAATATCACCAGCTTGAACGGTGGCTGTTAAATTTCCTTCAAGTACGACTTGTAATCTATTATCAAATGTGCTAGGCAATTCTGTAATAGGAGTTTCTTCATATTGTATATTTCCAAACTCATCTTCAGTTTCCAGAGGATAAGGAATAATGCTACTAAACTCTACGCCTTTAACAAGACCCACTTGAGAATATGTGTTAGTTGAAGGAATGTTTTCTAGCCTTCCATTAATTGTTGTTACTACGCCCAATCTACTCATAGCCATCTCTTTTATTGGATCGCTACCATGACCGCCTTTGGGAGAAACGATGCACCTTAACGAAAATGTGTCGTTTGTAGTCGTCTGCGCGTTTTCTGGAATTAAAACGGTTGCTTTAGCAGTTTTATACTCTGAACCTTTTTCAACTACATTGACGTCGATTAGCGTTCCTAAAGAATCTAATTCTCCAATCGCAACTGCTCGTTTACCTTCACTTTTACTCACTAATATTTTAGGTACAATTCTGTACGCGTCTGTCTGAGTTAAAAGATCCAATACGATAGGATCAGTTTCGTCTTGCAACTCTTGATTAAATAATTCTAATTTTATCACTGATATTTGACTGCTACCAGCACTGGTAACAAGAGAACTGCTTAGAATATCGTAGACAATACCTTTAGTAGGACTAACTAAATGCATATTTTTGTATGCATCATCATTCGAAAGTGTGTCGCTTGTTATACTAATGAAAATTTCTTTTATGTTGCTTGACGTTTCTACTGAAGAAATACCAGAGATGCTGGGTATCCTGACACCTATATCTGCTCTTGAAGTGTTTACATATGAAAGGAATAGACCAGATACTGTGTTCTCGATAACAATATCAGAAACCTCTTCTTTGGCAGCCGCAATAACATTGGGATCTCCTGGAAATGGCAAAGGCAAAAGCGTATTCGTTCCAAAGTTTACATATTCTGATGGTATAACTTCGAACATGAATTTCCATATATAGCCATCGTCAAGAGTTCCTTCGAAGTTATTTAAAACACTATCTGTAGACGTTGTTGGATTCTCTGTTGATGGACCACCGTTATTATTCTTAATGCACTTATAAACTTTGTAACTGGACTCTCCTTGAATAGCACCATCTAAAACGGTAACAAACATATCCAAAGTCTCTACGTCTTTAGTGTCGTCGTATGAATCATAAACTTTATTTTGTTCCCAGTTCTGAATAGGAAACATATACCGAAGATTTTCTTGAGTCACTCTATTGCCAAAAATTACTCGTTTTTTAAACTCTCGGGTCGATTTTTGAGTGTTTGAAATCGCAATAGGATTGCCGTCGGTGTCTGTTTCTGGCGAAGTTGCGCTTGCCATGATATAATAATTAGTATCTGACGACTCTAGAAACGAATTGTATAACTCTAACGTTGTTTCCGCTTTAAAGTTTTCTGTTGTAATTTTTGCCATTTCTATGCCTTTTAAATAACGTATTCAAATTCTAGTTCGATGATGGTTGCCAAAAGAATAGCTCCTGGTTCTGTAGTAATTGTGGTAATAGGTAGATCCTCTTTAATAACAGTGTTGTCTACTAGACCATAAACTTCAACTTCTGCGTCTAACGATGAAGGAGTTAATACTTCACTATTTATGAGAGGAGTAGAGAACAGTTTTGTTCCCGCAACCTGAACCGTTTCATTAACTAGAGTTTCGTACCTGAATGGAGAAACGGAAGAAGAAATGTCAAATGAATACTCTTGATAATAGAAATTATCATGTATTGCTCTAGTAGATTCATTTAAGAAAGACGTCTTAGTCTTCCATTGACCTTGACCTTTACCTACACCAGTCGCATCTAATCTAGCTGTGGCGAGCCTTTGTGTGTCATCGTTTTCTCCGTAGATATCAACAATTTCATTATTCTTATACTTATATCCAGAAGAATCGATTCTAACAGCGTTAATTTGTCCAGTTTCAAAACTAGCAGGTCCGTCAATATCAACGTTCAATCCCATAGGAAGAGAATTAGGGTCTCTGCGTATTGACAATATTTCGACCTCTATTTCTCCTATCGCAGTACCTATGATGGCTGTTCCAGTATTAAAGTCAAAAAACTTTTCTTGTCTGAAGTAAAAATCGTTACCATCGCGTTTTAAAAATCTGGCTTGAGTTACGTAATCAATTTTTACTGCGTTTCCTTGTATTCCTTCTTCATAGTCGTCTATTTGAATCGTTTGAGTCATGAGATCTCCAGCTTCAATCAATACACCGGATGTGTTGAATCGAACAATCATATCTCTTTTATCAAACTGAATAATTTCTTCTTGCTTGATATAGACTTCTACATCATTTTCGTAGTTGCTTCCAGTATTCGTAACAAATAGAGGATCTGATATTCTGCCTATTTCTAATTCATATATCGTGAATGCATCAATTATTCTGGTACCTAAATTTTCTGCTCCCACACCACTCATTCCGTAATCGCCAGACTCAATAATTACTCCAACATAAGGCTCGATAGTGTCTAATATTGCGTAAATTTTTTCGTTGTTTTCAACATCAAAATCAAAAGTGGCTGAATTGTTTGCGCGAGCAATTCTAGTCGTTTCAAACGAACCGACTTGCGTTCCTTCTTGATTTAAAATATTAAGAGTAACTTTTCCGTTATCTGGAATAACATCAAATGAGGTGGGTTCTCCGATTTCAGGAACAGCCTTAATGTAAATCAAAGATTCTTCAATCTCAACTATAGTTCCTTCTCCAGTCAAAGACGTTATATAATTACCACTCTCATCTGTATTGAATGGAACGTAAGGAATTAAAAAATAGTTGTTATCGGCAGCAGCACTTGTCGAAAATGGTATAGAAATTCCCGCTTGAGCATTCTCCAGNCTAGAGGCTAACTTAAAGGTAAACGAGTCTTCAATTATTAAATAGTATGTTCCGTTGTTTNTTAAGCCAGTTATATCACTAGTGTTTATGTTCTCCTTTTCATACCTAACAGCNACTCCATTCAAAGCTGGAAATTTATGCTCTTCTAAGAATACAATAGAGTNTTCGCTTATATCGTCAGGTTTAAAAGGTATTACNGGAGATGAAGGATTAATAAACTCCGTNGACTCTGGTTCTATCAATACATTAGAAGCGGAAATTGTATACTCAAATCCCACTCCCTCAGGNAACACTTGANTTTGATTGAANACGATAACTTGATCGCTTTTAAATACTTCGTTAATTAACTTATCGTTTAAATTAGGGTCTTCAACTCCGACTGCGCTTTTAGATAAGATGTATCCATATCCGGGGTCAACAACTTCAAAGTTTACGCTGCCAGTAAGCGTAGAAGAAACTTCCGTCACTACTCCTGTTGCGCCTACACCTTCTTCATTTGATATAAACTTAATTCGTTTACCGACTTGTTGACCAGAAACTCTTGCGTTTGGTAAAACCTCAGCTGATATAATCGATCCTGATATAATTCGTCCTGGAAATTTAGCTGTTCCGTCGAATGAATCTACTTCAATAGAATCGGCTGATGTAAACTCTTTGTCTAGTGCTGACACAAAAACAATGGGAGTATACACAGCTGAAAATAGAACAAAAATAACTTGGTCGACTATCGCTGTTGCTCCGGATACATTACCTTTAAGTGTATCTCCTCTTTGTATAGGATAATCTTCGTAACTAGCAACAGGGATCATTTCTAAGTATTGATCTGTTGTCCAGATAGAATCAGAAGGCTTTAATATCGCTGTGCTAGGATAGAATACCTCAATCTCTTCATTGAAGAATAAACGAAATAGAATTCTAAGTCCTTCTTCTGACCCCTTTGTCCTATACAGGTCATTAATATGTTTTATGACAAATCGTGTGTCTACGTTATCATTGATTGGAAAATCTTTTAAATACTTTTCTCGAAATGAGAATAAAAATCTTTGATATGTTGCGTCAATATCACCAATCTTTGCGAAATTTCTGTCGTTTCTTTCTTCTAACCACTTGTAGTACTGCTGAACAAACTGAATTAAAGGAGAACCTTCCTCTCGATAGTGTATAGGAAACTGCGATGGTATATTAGTGTATGTGAAATCTCTTGTGTTCAACATGACTTATACCGAGTTTGGAGTTACCGTTACTGTGAGATCTTGTTCTCTTATAATTAAAATTCTGTCTTTTGGAGAAACAATATCTTTGTTTTGAGTTGTTGCTATAAATTGAATAGCGTCTCCTCTATATGCATCGACTTTGAAGTTCGATAAAGCGATTCTTCCTGTCGTGTAGTCAATTGTACCGACTTCTCGCTTGAATACGGATCTAGATCCTTGATCAGCCGTAACCGCTATCATCTCACCTACACCATTGTCTATCAAGCGAACCTCTGTGCCTTCGAGCGTGAATACTGTCGTAGTAACAGCTGAGTTGTAGTTGTTGAATCCTCGTGTCGTATCGAGCGCGTAAGGTACAGTCAATTGTGTGTTGAATGAAAAAGAAGGATTTTGGAAAGTACCAATGCTGGGAATATATTCAATGATGGGCTTAGATACAATATCTGTGCCGAGTATCGAAGGATCTGTAGCATCAATAAATGCAGATAGGCTAGATTGCCTTAGCGCAACATTAAAGTCATTCAAATTAGTATTGTTATACTGTACAATACGATCGATTATCTCTCTTCTCAGCGCAGGTGAAGATTTGTCCGTAACACTAGGCTTATAAGTGACGTTGATAACAGAATTGACGTACATAAATTTAGCTTGAACAAAAACTGGCTCAATGGTCAACGGCGTTTTGCTTGACAAGAAATTGCGATATGTTGCCAATTCAGCATCTGAAGCGCCTTGAGCACCAGTGACATCGACAGAGATGATTGCTTTACCGTATTGAGGCGGATCTACTTCGTCTCCACCATACACAGATATCGCTTGAATGTTATTAAATCTTTGCTTTAGTAGCACTTCATAGTCTCGCTTTGTCACAGCTCTTTCTTGAACTTGCAAAGATCTAGGGGCAAACTTACGAATAGATTCAATATCTTCAGCATACGCTCCGGCAGAAGTCTTAGCTTGAAGCGTTACGTTTGCAGTAACATTGCCTAGAGACCCTTCAACAAGCGTAAGGCTAGTCACGCCATTGGCCTGTTCGCCACTCGTAATACGATAAAATACATTAATCGTGTCTGTATTGTTAGGCTGTACGCCAAACGTATTTTCACCAAACTGAACACTATATTTTCCATCAGGCTCAGCTTGAAGATAAAAGACTTTATCTAATGTTTGAACGCCAAAGATGTCTGTTCTATAGGTAAACGTCTCGCCATTGACCGTAACCCGAAGACTATTTGTGTCAATAAACGAGTTTGATAGCGTAGAATTATCGACAGTTATAATTTCTCCAACATTTCTTCCTTCATACGCAACAACATTCTCAACATAAAATTGTGTGGAATTAGCATCGACTCTTATCGCCGAATAGGCTTTGTCTGTCAAAAATGTAAAGACCTGATTGCCACATTTACCGTTAAACGGAGTGTTTGCCGGTATCGTTAAAATGTTTGAAGAAGTATCTGGAGATGTGAAGAATATATTCA